ATTATCATCAACTTTTAAATTTGACAATTCAATTTGAATTGGCGAATCATTTTGATCTGATACAATTGCTTCATTAACAACGTCTTCAATTGCACGATCACATTCTGGGTGCAAAGCCATTTCACGATATCTTTTTAGGAGATCATATTCAGTTTTATAAACACCTTCAATGTCTACATATTGCCCATAAAAACCGCTACTAATATAATAATCAGACCCATCCTCATTTGATTGAGCAACAGGACTGATTTGTTTTTTAGGTTTAGGTGTATTATTGTTTATAGAGAATCCAAATAATCCAGACATAGTATAAGATTTAAATAGTTACTGTCTAACTATTTATCACTACTGAACTTGGATGTTTCTATTCCCATCATATGCTTCCCAATATTGAACTTGAAGATCTACAGTAAATTCTTCAATAGTGCTATTGTCTGCATATGAAAGTGGAATTGCTGAAACATTAGTTGGGAACAATCCATACATGTGATATGCTCTAAGAATAGGAATAGTTTCCCCACTATCAATAGCAGTTTGCATAGGAGCGCGTCCAAGTTGATAAACCCAAGCATCACGTTGATAGTTTGCTGGATTTGTTTCACCAGCATTATCTAAACTTTTGCTCATGAAATTAATCCATCTTTCAAATGCACCTCTAACAACAAAATCAGTATCATTGATAACTGTAATTGTCCAAGGATCAAATGTTCTATCGCCAGCAATCTTAAGTTCTCTTCCTCGGAATGGAACTGAAATTGGTGAAATAGTTGAAGCTGGAAGTGCTGCAGACTTTGCTAAAAATTTAATTTTATCAGTTAAAGTAGTTTCAGAAACTCCACTGGGAATAACAATATCTGGAAAAGCAACTTCGCACTCAAATAAATTGGCGCGAACTCCACCACCACTTAATCGACCTTTAAAATTGTCGAGGAATCTACCCTCACCGCCAGTATTTGGAACTTGTTGAAAAGATGCCATTGTTTTCTCCTATGTTTATATTTTAATTTATAATTTAAACTCTTCCAATGACTTCTTCAAATGATACCCCAGTTCTGGTGGCAACAAAGGTGAGTCCGATGAAGTTAATGCTACGAGCAGGTTTGACATAAATGTCTGCCTTAAATTCATTGGCATCAATAACATCTGGTGTATTGTTAGTTTCATCACAGATCACTACAAAATCTTGAATTCCTCGCTTTGACTTAACATCACGCAGGAATGGTTCAACAATATTAACAAAATTAGTCCTGGTAAGAGCATCATTAAATTCAAAAAGTGATGCTCTTGAGGCACGTTCAATTGAATCTTCAATAGTAATGAATAGTCTACGAACATTAATTCTATCAAAAGCAGATGCCACTGTAAGACCAGTTTTGTCACCAAATAGAATGATTCCAGATCCTGGCGAATAAATTACTGGATTAACTCTTCTAGGATAAAGAAGATCTCTTTCATTTTGAGATGGATTATATGCAAGTTTAACTGCATTGTTAATTACACCTCTTCTTATACCAGCAGGAGAGAACCAAGTGAAATCAGAAATTCCAGTTCTTACCATGCATCCAGCAACGTCTGCGTTTAGTGGAACATATCTGAATTTATTAGAGAATCTATCAAATTGATACTTATAACCAGTATCAAATACTGCATAAGATGATGAAGATACTGCATCAAAAAATGAAATTACATTGTTTGTTTGAGTTGTAGTATCCACAATTGGAGATGGTGTTGATCCACCAGCACCAGGATGAACAAGAACTGCAGATCTCTGTGGTGAAATACACGCAATACAATCCTTTCTTAATTCTGCAATTTGAATTAATTTGTTTGCTTTTGCTTGAGTTTCCTCTTTACTTCCAAATCCAGGTCCTTGAATTAAGAAATTAATTGGATATTCTCTTTTGTTTGTAAATAAATCATATCCAGCAATTAAATCACCCAATGTTGTTTCGAATCTTGGATCTGCAGAATCAGAAACTCCATAGTTATTACCACCAGCAAGAGTAAAAGTTTTTGCTCCTGCAGCATGGAATGTAACACCTTGAGCATTTAATCCTGCTTCTCCAGCAGCATTAGTTATTGTAGTAATTCCTGAACTAAATCCTGTTGGATTACCTAATTCAGAATCTCCAGCATACAAGTATTCTGAATTGTCTGCAACAAAATCTTTATAATAAATTGGACCAGAAGTTGAGGATGTTGCATCCTTTGCTTTTGAAAGACCAATGAATTTTTCAAGAATAGTTCCTGGAGTTCCAGAAATAGTTCCTTTATCATCAACTACAACAATATGAAATTCATCATTTTTTGAACTTCTTGATGTAGCAAAATTACTAGTTTTTGGTTTTTCAGCAACTTCTTTCCAGAAAACATTAGAATTTACTAAGTTCAATGATTGATTGTTATACCAATCTGATACCGCAGTTGCAGTAAATACAGATCCAATTCCAATAGCTGTTGATCCAACACCTACAGCAGAATCAGTGGTAAACGCATAAGCACCATTTTCGGAATAAGTGACCGCAGTTTCGGTATTTCCAGATGATACTTGTCCTACAATTTTTACCGATATTGTAGAATCACCAATTTCAGTAACAATCCCTTTTAAGTATCCAGTAAGTAATGAAGTTGTTCCTGCACCAGCAACTACTGAAGTATTTGATTGAGTAATTGCAGCACCAACTATAATGTCAACATTTGCAGTATTAACACCCGCAATGATTTGATCTGCTAATCCATCAACCACACAAACTTTAATTTCGTTTGCCCAAGATCCAGGATCTTTAGAAGCCCAGTACCAAGTACCTGCAGTAGTATAATTGCTTTGATAATCGTCGTAATTCTTTATTACTAATGTTACTGATGCTGCATCAATACCAGCATTTGCATTATTTAATTCAGTACCATCAACTCTAACTACTTGTAAAATTCCACCATATGTTAAGTAGTTTGATGCAGATAACCAATATTCGTAGTGATTATCGTTATCTGATGGTTTCCCAAAAATATCAATTAATCTTTGCTCACTATCAATAAGTGTTGGATCCTCTACTGGACCTCTTGCAAAAGGTGCTACAATCGCTCCAGTGGTAGTAGTTACACCATCAATGCGTCCTTGCGTTAAATCAACTTCTCTAACCTTTGTTCCAGGCGATACTAACCCTATAGGCATTTTAATCCCTCTGATGAATCTTCATTGCTCTAAAAATATTTATAAATTAATCGATTTAAACATAATCCCACATATAACTACGATCTCCATATTCATCTACATTCCAACCATCTTTTTTAGCAGAAACCCATCTATCTCCAGTATACTTATCCACAATAACTACATCATCATCCAATCCATCTAAAATAAATCCAAATGGCGCCATGTCTTGATCAATTTGATTTTTTTGTTCTTCATATATTCTTTTACGAACATCATTGTCCGTCATCTCTTTAAAATATGGTTGAACAACTAACCAAGCAAATATTACAAGACACATTGCTAAATCATCGTTTGCACCTTCTTCTGCTTGAAATGATTGATTTTTTTGAATGAATGTAGTAAGTTCTGAAATAATATCATAATCATTAAAGATTAATTTATCATCTTCAATTAAAGTTTTTAAATTAGAACATCCAATTTTTTTAACGGTCTTAGACATTTTAAGTCCAAGTTGAGATTTACTGCCAGAAAATCCTTGACCAACAATTTGGCCTGCTCTACCTCGCATTGCACACATTAAAACATTATCATATTCGAGATCAAAATGTAAAATATTTGATACCTGTTCTCCAATATCATTTATTTCAACAAGTACATATGATTTATTATATGCATTTGCTACATCATTAATAATGCTTGGAAATAGCATTGGTTTGATTTGATTATTTTTATATTTACCAATAATTCTCCAAGGAAATTCTGTGATATCAAAAATTACAAATGCAGAATAATCATTTTCAGTTCCTCTTGCCACATCAACTGTGATAAAATAACTTCTATCTTCTTTTGGTTCTTCGTAAATATCAAGACCTTTATTTCTCTTAATTGGATCTTCAAATATCAAAGATTTTAATTTAGAACTAGAAATCAAAGTATCTGATGATCCAAGAAAGTCGCATTCAAATTCTTGTTGAAATTGTTGTGCAGAAGTGTTTGCAATAGTCTGTTCTTTCCATTTTGAATCACGACCTGGAACTTCAGACCAATGAACATCTGTTGGAATATATTCGTTTCTTCCTCTTTCAGAATCATGCCATAATCGGTAGAAATGATTCATACCTTTTGGGGTAGAAACAATAACTACTTTAGTTGTTTTACCTGATGAAATTGTTGGATATACTGAACTAAAAAATTCATCTGCAATATGATTAGGAATGAATGCAAATTCATCCAAGAAAATAATATTGAATGACATACCACGAACTGCTGATGCAGATGTAGACGCTGCAACAATCTTAGATCCATTCTCCAATTCTAGAGATGCCTTGTTCCAAACTAAAACACCTTGTTGCATCCATTTAGGAAGATTTTCATAAGATTTTTGCAATCTTCCAAGAAGATCTTTTGCAGTTGATGCTTTGTTTGCAAGAATGCCTACATTGACATTATCATTAAAGACGACATAATGTAAAAGATATGATACCACTGTAGTTGATTTTCCCGACTGTCGGGGCATCTTACATATGTTAAATCTATTATTATGAAAATTATTAATTAAGTTTTCTTGAAAGGGATATAGATCAAAAGAAACCAAACCTTCATCAAGAGAAACAATTTTTATATAATTTTTAGTAAAATATATTGGGTCTTCTTTACATTTTATAATCTCTTGAATTTGCTCAGGAGAAAACTCAAGAGATATATTTGATTTTTTTAATAAAGGATTACCTAAGTAAAGATCATCATTTTTCATATTATCAACAGTTCCATGCTCTTAAACTTTTATTAATTCTGCTATCTGGGTCTCTTGCAGTTTTTGCTGAGGTAAGTTTTCTTTTCATTCCAGACATACGCGCACAGAATGATGCTCTACGAGGATTTCCAACTTTTTTGGAAGGTGCCTTTAGGTCACTTCCAGGATTATCTGTTTCATAAGATTTACGACCCTTTTCATTAAGACCACCTTTCTGATTCTTACCAGACTTTTTTGCCCAAGCAGCACTTTCACCAATAACTCCAATATTTAAAAGATAATTTTTTCTTTTCTTGTCAATATAAGTTTGAATTGAAGTTGCTTCGCATTCAACATTTTCATTTGCAACAATAAATGGTTTTGTTGGATCGTTGATTGCTGGTGTATACATGTAAAGAACTGCACCAGGATAAATTTTATCTATTGCTGCCTGAACTTCTTCTTTAGTAGGTCTTTGTTGAGTTGGGAAAAAGAATTTAATGTTAATTACTTTAGTTCTCCAATTTAAAACAACTGAATATGTTTGGCCAACACTATAAATTGTTTTTGGTGCTTCGTCTATCACTTGACCTTCTGGTTCATAATGTGCCATTTGAACTTTAGGTCTTTGTGGCGCAGGAACATAAGGGCCTTTTTTATCTGGACCATCATAAGGTTGTCCAGGACTTCCTCCTTTACCTGCAAGAGGAAGTTGAGGACCAGTTCTTTTTAAAAAAGTATCTTTTTCATTTGGATTATCAGTCGATGTTCCTTTGTTGTATAACTTTTGAGTTCTTTGTGAATCTCTATGTTTTTGTGAATCAATCGGAGGAAGCATTTGTTCAATAACTGATTTAACACAATTTGGAACTAATTTACCACCTTTCTTTTTCATACCTTTGGCAGTATATCCTACCCAACATGCTTCAGATACTTCTTCATCACTTGCACAAGTCCCGCCAGTTACAACATTTACCCATCCAGATTTTCCATCTGTTGATGATGAACCTTTAAACCAATTACGAAGAGTTCCTTCATTTATGGAACAATCATCCATTCCATGCTTAGCACACATTTTACCTTTTGGGGTTTTGTTGCATTTTGCATGAGAGCAAGCACAATCTTTTTCCATTTTAAATTAAAATTTATAATGTTATTTATCTCTAAATAAGTTACAGTCTAGTATATAGAAAAATGAAGAGACTTCTTTTAGCCTTTTCGTTATTCTTAACTACTCCTGTTTTTGCAGGTGAAATTA